GAGCGAGATCCTGCGAGGGTCAGGGTGATATTCACCGCCGACGCGACGGATGCGGGCTTGAAGAAGTCGCTGGGGCGCCAGTCGGCGACATTCGCGACCGGGAAGCTCGCATTCTCACTGGACGCGACGAACGTGCCGCTCTCCAGGAGGTTTTCGTAACCGAGGCGGGCTGCACTGGTGGGCATTAGGCGGTAACGAACGTAAATGGGCTGTTGTCGGCCCCGGCGTCATTCAGTCGGTCGATAAGTTTGCGGACGTCGTTCTTGCTCCACAGCGCGACATCAGCCCCTTCGAGGCGGACAACAACCTCGCTCTTCTTCGGAACAGTAACGGCCCCGGTGTCGGCTGAGCCGCCATCGCCGCTTCCCACCCCTCCTCCGCCGGACGAAGAGACGTTCCCGCCACCTCCCCCGAACGAGGTGGAGGCGATGGCCGCAATATTCGTCGCCTGGGCGGCAGCAGCCGTCGCTGCAAATGCAGCTCCAAGGATCGGACCGCCGAGAGAGTTACCAAAGCGATAAGCGTCCACAACGGATTGACGGGCAGCCAGCAGCGCGCGGGCGATGGCAGCGGCCTTCTCCAGGGCAAAGAATGCCCGGTTGTGCTGCGCCGCCATGGCGATGCTTTCCCGGAAGCTCTGGCCTTGCTCCTGGATGCTCTTATCCTGCGTATCCAGCTCAATGCCGAGGAAACCCTCAGCGGCGGCTTGCTGGTCGGTCAGGTACTCTTCCCGGTACTGGCGGCGGATTTCGGCAAGACGGGCTTGATAATCCAGCTCGACCTTTAAGGATTCCTCCCGGAACTCCTGCTCAGTGATCGCCTTCTTCGCCAGAGCCTTTTCCAGAAGCTCCTGCTCTTCCTCATATCGCTTGTTAAGGGAGGCTGTGGCTTTGGCGCTGTCGGTCTTGTTGGGGTCCATCTCATTGATGAGGCCGGCACTCTGCGTTTGCACTTGCTGGCGGAGACGTTCACGGGCCTCCTGCGCCCGGCGAGCGGCATCGGAGACGCCGGGAGTGCTCATCTTGCCGAGCGTGTAATTCGGGTCCACGCTACTGGGCGTTACCGCGATCCGGACAGGCTTGGATGCTGCCTGTTGGGCCTTCTCGCTGAAGGAGGTGCCGAAGGTGGCATCCGACATTGCGGCAGCCGCCTTGCCGACCGCCGACACAACCAAACCGATGGCAGATGCCGCCTTGAGCGCGAACTCCATGGTCTTCGCCAGGAAATTGACCAGCGCGGAAAGTCCGGCCACGAGTTGGGGGTCATTCAAGGCATTGGTGAGAGATTCCACGCCCTGGACGACAACATCCAGCAAGCCAGAGCTGGCGAGCTTAGTTTGGAGGTCGAACACCGCGTTGCCGAACCGGTTGAAGGCTGCCTGCGCCCCGCTCGCAGCCTCTTCTGCGGCGGCCCCGAAATCCTTCCGCAGCCCCTCGCCGAGCTTGATGAGGTCGCGGGTCGTCACCTGCCCGTTTTCGATCATCTTGATGAATTCGTCGTTCGGCTTGCCCATCGCCTTGGCAAAGATCTGCAGGGCACCCGGCAGGCTCTCACCGAGCTGCTGCTTCAGCTCTTCCATGCTGACGGTGCCCTTGCTGGCCATTTGAGAAAGGGCCGTGAACACGAGCGAGGTGCGTTCCGTGGAAAGACGCATCGCAGAAGCAGCCTCGCTTACGCCGGTGAAGATGCTCTGGATCTGCTCGAAGGTGAGACCTGACCGGAGGCCGGATGCTGCGAAGCTGGCGAACCCATCAGCCGTGGCGCGGAAGTCGAGGCCAAGGCGATTGGCTTCCTCGCGGACATATCGCATGGATGCTGCGGCAACGTCGGCACTGCCGGTCGCTGCATTCATTTTTGCGGTGAGCGCCTGCAACTGGACGCCTGCGTCTGTAATGCTCTTGCCAACGCTGATGGTCGCAAGAGCGGCAGCCAATCCGATGACAGCCGGGCGAATGCGACCAAGGACATTCCCAACGGCCGTAACGCTGGCGTTGGTTTCCGTCTCGAATTTCTTGATGGAGTTTTGCGCCTTGACGATGGCGGCGCTAAAGCCCTGGTCGGTCGCCTTGATCTCAACTAGCAGCGGCGGGCCGAAGGTCAGGTCTCTTGCTTTCTCTTAAGTTTCTCGCGCGCCTCGTCTTCACGCTTCATATCGAGGAACTCGCTTCGGCTCATAGCTCCATCGAGCTTGATGCCTTTGGAGAGCAAGTGGCCCTTCATGGCAGCCGTGTACTCGTACATGGTCGCCCTCCAGAGAACATCGGGCGTCCACTTGAGCACTCCTAGGGCTGACGTCATGATGTCATCCCAAGGAAGCGTGGCTAGGCCTGGACCGCTTCCTTGTCCTCGGACTTTCCCATGGCAATTCCCTCCATGGCTTTGGTCAGGAAGGTCACGATTGGCCCCATAACGTCGCCGACGCCGGTCTTCATCACCAGATCGCCCACTTGGTCGAGCATGAGCGACTTGTCGCCGTAACCGATCAGTCCGTGATGGATGATGATGGCGCACTGTTCGATTCCAACATCTCTTCGGGCGATGTTGCCGATAAGCGGGACAAGGTTGGTCCGTAGATCTCTTTCAATGGCTCGGATGGCCGAGAATGTGGCGCGGAGCGTGTAGTCACGCCCGTCAAGGGTGATCGTGATTTCGTTGCGGAGTGCGTTTTCCATTATTGCGGCACGTGTACCGTCATGACACTCGCCGCAGTGGAGAAGTCTACGCGGACGGTGTTGTAATTGGGATCATTCCAGCGGCCTGTTGCGAACGGCCCGAGCAGCATGAACGCGTTTGCCGGAATGACCACGACCTGGTCGGCAAGCTGGATTGTGCCAAGACCCTGCGCGATGACCTGCGTGGCCTTGGTGCGAACGGTTGCTGTGGTGCCAGATGCGCCGGTACGAATTGCCAGCAAGGTCATGCCGTCATTCGTGAAGTACGTCGGACTAGGATTGGCAATCAGCGATGTTGAGATGTTGATGGCGGCCGGGGTTACATCAGTCGGGGTGACATTGTTGACCTGAGCGATGGCCGCCCCCGCAATGAACGTCAGTGCGGTTGTGGCAAGAAGGAGTTTCTTCATGGACTGGCTTTCTAGCTGATTGTTACCGCCCCGGCGCTTTCCAGCGTCAGGTTGTAAGTGACGGACCCGTTGTAGGTGCCTGCCTCTTCAAAGGTCGCAATCATGAAGCTGCCCTGATAGGTGCGCGTCACGGTGCCGGGAATAACGGTTTGGAAGTTGCCGTGTGCGTTGGTCAGCGCGAGGGTGCGGAGCGTATTGACGACCGCATCATCTACATAGACACCCTGCAGCTTGATGCTGACGGAATTGACGCCCGCGCCTTCGAGAAGCTTGCGGATGCCGGAATCATCAGAATTGGTGATGTCTACCGGTTCATTGTTAATGGTGAGAGTGACTTCACGCGAGCCAGCGGCGGCGACGTAAGTGGAGCCAGTCGTGTTGTATTTGACGAGTACGTTCCGTCCCTTTTGTGCGACCACATCTTGTACTTTCCTTATGATTCATCCTCACGCAGATTTTTGAACTGCGCAACTTCAAACAACGATGACTTCCAGTTCGCCGACGGCTTGCCATGTCTTGCCGTCATCTTCCTGGAATGGGGTGTCGCTTCCGAGATACTGGCACTGGACCAGTGAACCGGAGGGCAGCGATATCTCCGCTTCTTGCCGGTCGAGCGCATCGAGGCAGAGCTTGCGGATCTCCAACACTTGCTTTGCGGACGCCTCTTGGCTGAATGCTTGGATGCGGAGCGTGTGAGCTTGACCGCTGAAATCGCTTGCTGCGAAGGGCTGACTATCGACGCTGAGCTGAACATAGGGAAAGGTGGCCTTCTGCGGCACGTCGGTGTAGATGCGTTCTCCGATGATGGCAGTCAGGTCGGTGATTGCGCCAAGCCGGGAGATGGTGCCTTGAATGACTGAGAGCGCGCTATCCACGGCGCTGCCCTTTCCTGATCGCCTCGGCAACTGCATCCGTCATGCGCTTTCGAATGACGCCTGCATTGGCCTTCAGCGTGGGAGCCAGCCAAGGCCGGGCACGCATGCGGGACGTGCCGTATTCGAGGTAGCGCCCATAATTGAGCTTGGTGCCGAAGAAGGCAGAGAGCTTGTTCGCAGCAACCCGAAAGTAGAGAGAGGCGACCAGTTGACCGCGGTCGGTCTTCGGGAACTCCCCCGGTGCCGAGGCTTGGTGGGCAATTCCTCGCCGCCGATATACCCGCCCGCTCCTACCCCCGCTCTGGATCTTCTGCCTGGCGTAGGCATCGAGCTGGACAACCGACTGCGCCAGCGCCCGACCTATTCCGGCACGTTCGTCCCGCTTCAGCTTCTCAAGGGCGGCAATCAGGGCATCGGCGTTGCGGACGGCCACTATGAAGCCTCCCCTTCAACGCAGAGCAGTTGCTGGAATACCCGGCCCTCCGCCTTCAGGTCGTCGGCGAGGTTCTTCACGTATTTGACGTTGTAGATGCGGGTGCCGAACTTGACCCGCTTGGCCGCCGCCGCCGTCGTATCAGACAGGCTGGATTGATACCTGATGGTGATAACGGCATCGACGCGGCTTTGGAGCTGGGAAGAAAGGAAGACCTCCTTGCCGTTCTTGGGCTCAATCGCAGCCCATACGGTCAGAAGGTCAGTCCACACCGTGGAGCGCCCGCCGGCATCGTCCGGGGTTTCGGTGGCAGACTGGATGACAATGCGGTGGCGAGCCTTCGAGGCGAAGTCCTCACCGCACTTGCACCCTACCATGCGCCAAAGGCCTCAGCGGCCATATACGGAGCCAGCAGCTCCTTCGCGCCGTCCGGGAGGCTGCCGCACTGACGGCTGTTATACATGGTGCCGACGAACATGAGGATGGCCTGCTTGATCGGCTCCGGGACGGCGGCGGCATCCCCGTATCCATTGACCGTCGTAATCTCGACGGCAGCATCTGCACGTAGGCTGGTCGGCCAAGCATACCCATCATTCAGCAGGACGCGCCCGCCGGATTGATCGACGCTGTATGTCGCGGGTGCAACAGTGGTCTGGCTATTTGTGGTGTCGGTCGTCTTGATCGAGGTGATGGACTGGATGGGTTGACGGGGAAGCTGAATGGCCTGGGGGCAATCGAGGCCCAGCATGAATTCCAGCTCGTCAGCATCCTCATCGACAGGGAAACGGTCGAGGACCAGCTTCCACGTCTGCGTAATGAAGGCCCGCTTGGTGCATTCCTCACAGGCGCGGCGGGCGGTCGCGATCAAGGAGGTTATCAGGGTGTCGTCATCATTCCCGTCAACTCGGAGGAAGAGCTTGGCCTCCGACACCGAAACCGGCTCAGTGGCCGGTGCGGTGACGAGGACGGGAGAGCGACGGTTCACTAGGCGGATTTGTTTTCGGCGACCTTCTCGGCCTTATTAGCCGGAGCCTTCTCTGCCTTCTCGGGCTTGGCGACCTTCTCGGCCTTGGGCTCTACAAGCTCCGCTACCTGGTCGTCGTTGATAAACACATTGGCCAAGGATTCCGGAACGTCGTACTCCTTGTCCTTCTCATAGTGATTGACGGTGTGACCGTCAGGGCTGCCGTGTTTGTTACGCAGCATTCTGATTTGAACCATTGCCGTATCTTTCAATTAGAGGGCGGCCGGAGCCGCCCGGTTTTAATTTGCAGGCGACGGACGCATGATGCCGCGGCTGAGGATTGCCACAGCGCCCAAGGTTGCGCCCGTGGTCACGCCGGTGCTGACGAGGGACAGTCGGACATAGCGCTTGTGGCCGACGTAGCCGATGCGCTTGACCGTGTTCGCAGCAGCGATGGTCGCATCCACTTCGAGACCGAGCAGGTCTTCGTCAGCGACGGCGACAGCCCCGGACATGCCGGAGTCGTCGCTTTCCTCAATCAGTGGAAGGTAGCTGCCGTCGGTGCGGGCACCGGACTGGATCAAGAATTCCAGCCCCTCGTAGCCCTTGGTGTCAATGATGACACCTGCAGTCGTGGTGTTCGTCGAGATCGCCGCCGTGTTGCGGGCAATCACGGCGAAGATCTCGTTGTGCATATCGAATGAAGCCATTTTCTGGACTTTCGTTGTTGCTGATTAGCTTGCGGACATCTTCAGAAGCTTGAGGGCTTCGAAGTTGGTCACAGCGCCGCCAGTGCGCTTCATGTGGCGCATCTTTACCCGACCCTTGCTGGTGTAAGGGTCGCGCAGGACGGTCATGCCAACGCGGTCCACGATGGTGTAGGCGCGGCTGAAGTCACCGTAAGCGATGGCGAGGGCGCCGCTGGCAACAACCGGCATGTCGTTCATCAGAACAACCGGCTTCTCCAGGATGGTCATGACCGCGCCAAGCACCTGACCTTGCGGGCCAGTGGCGGGCTGCAGGTTGAGGAAGCGGAAGTTCGTCGAGCCAGCCAGCTTCATGATGCCGGTCAGAACGGAACGGCGCATACCCCAGGTCGCACGAGCTTGGTAGTCCTCAATCAAGGAACCCTGCATGTCGATGAGGTTGTTCTCGCTGACGGCGGAGGTGCTGCCGGCAATGAGCTGCTCGATCTTGTTGCGCTCGTAAACGCCAGCGTTCGACCAAGGGTCATAGGTCAGGAAGCCGCGAGGCTTGACCACGCCATCACCGCTGACGAAGGCGGTGTTTTCCAGACGGCTGAAGCGGTCCGACACCTTGCCGTTGATGAAGGCTTCCATGTCGAAGGCGCTGTCTTGCAGGTCTTCCTCGGTCAGAGCGGGTTCGGCAGTCAGCTTCTTTGCCACGATTTCGATCTGACCGGTCTTCGGGGTATCGGTGTTCGGGTTAGAAGTGCCCTCACCTTCCCATCCGCCGCCGGTTTCCTGATCGTCGAAATCGAAGGTGACACTCTTAGAGCTGGTAGAACGGACATTGGCGATACGGCGCATCGGTGAGGTTTCGAAGACGCGACCGTTGATGATGCCTGCATTCTCGGATGTGACGAAGTAGCCGCCGTCCGGGTTGCTGTCCGTGGAGAGAGCTTTCTGCTCTTCCGGAGAAAGGGACATGATGCCCTTGTCGCCACCAGTGATGTAGGCGCGGAAGGCCTTGCGTTCCAACTCGGCACGAGCCTTTTTGGCATCATCGCCGCCGCCAGCGCCGGGACGCTGCATTGCGGCTTCGAGTTGGCCTTGCTTGAGCTGGATGGCTTCGAGTTGACCGCCTAGCTTTTCAGCTAGCGTATCAACCATCTTCTTAGCGCCTTCGCCGCCGGTACTCTTGATGACTTCATGAGCATTCTTCAGCTCATCAAAGCCCTTAGTGATAAGACCTACCGACTCGGTAAGTTTTTCAATTGCTTGTACGTCCACTCATTGTGGCTTTCCTTAGGTTTTCTACTGCGCTCGAAAGCGCGTCTATGGCCAATGCCTGATCGCCACCCTCCCGGTGTATCTCCAGTGCACGGAAGCCCTTGGAGGCGATAAGCTTCGCTTCCTCACGGCTGTACTTTCCTGCCTCTCGCAGAAACTCTTCAAAATCGCGGATCGTGTCGGGAGCGCTCTTCACGGCGTTGACCGTGGCGTCCTCGTTCGCTGGAAATGTTACGATTGAGACCTCGTACAGGCGCACCTTCTTGAGGTGGACTACGCCGGTCTCTTTGTTGACCTCTTCGACCAATGGACGGAAGCCGATGGAGAGGCCGTTCAAGGCGCCCTGCTTCAGCAACGCGTATGCTTCGCGGCCTTGTTGGGTTTCGAGGTTGAGCTGGCCCTCAATGTAGAGGCCGTGCTGGTCTTCCTTCGCGACGGTGTACACGCCGATAACCTGGTCGGAGCGGTGCTGCCATAGCAACGCGGGCATACCGTCTTTCTTCAGGGATTCCTTGAAGGCGCCCGGATCTACAACTTCCTTGTAGGAATCGACGACGCCGAAGACCGAACCATACCCCTTGAACGTGCCGTCAGTATCGTTGAGAGCTTTCAGCTCGACGTGGCAATCAAGAAACTTCTTCTTCAAGGGTTGGAGCTTTCGTTGATGCATTAGACTCACAAACATAAAAGGCGTGCAAGGAATTATTCGACGACCTCAAACGCGAGGACGCAGCGGCAGTTGATGCAGTTGGCAGCACCGCCTCTCGGATCACCAGGGCGAGACATCTTCACACCGCCCACATCGAAATCACTGTCCATGGCGATGGCCGGGTGTGATGCCATGGCTGCGTGCGACACACGGGTGCGCCCATCCTGGACCGGCACCCATCGCTTGTTCAGGACCAACCCATCTTCACGGGCAACCGAGTTGGCTCCCTCCACGCTGGCAAACATCATCGCGTTGTGGGTTTCGGTGCGGGCGATTGTTTCGGCACGTATGGAGGAAAGATCTCTTGCCGAGAGAAGTTGGGTTGCGACCGCAACGGGGTTAAACTCGGCATCCTGCGCGAGGGCCGCATTGATGATGGCCTCCATATCGTCGCGGGTGGTCTGGGCAGTCTCCTTTGCCGCCTGCAGCCCGTATTCGGTCATCCACTTGCGGACGAGGTAGAGCCAGAGCTTGTCCCGGTCCGCCTTTGCCCGAACCTCCCTCACCTGCTTGACCGCCTCTACAACGGCAAGGCGGATAGCGATGCCCTGATATTTGACGGCGATGGCCTGCATGGAGGCGCGATGCAGGTCGAACAGCTTGTCCTCCAGCCGGAGGGTGCTGGGGAAGACGGTGGCGGCTTCGGCGATGTAGCGGTTCTTTTCGTCGAATACGGCGGCGGCGTATGCCCCCTCGACGGACTCCATCAGGAGTTCCCAACGGCCTTTATCGATGGCGGCCTTGATGCTCACCCATTAAATGTCCTTCACAAGGAACGGGCCGCGCACCCCTCCGGAGAAGCGCTCTGCGGCCTTCAGAGCGAGCCGCAGCCGCTCTTTTGGGTCGCCTTCACTGGAGAACAGTGAGCCAAGCGCCACGTCTTGACCGCACCCACAGGCATCAAACGGCAGCCGGGCTTCCGCAACCAGAAAATCGCTACACACCTTGAAGATGCGACCGCGATATCCGACCAGGAATTCTCCGCCTGCTTCGGCTTCGCTACTCTTCGTCATGAAACCGCCAGTACGGAAGCATTCGCGGATGGCATCGACGAACACGGTACACATGAATTGCTCGACGTCGCCCCCGGTTTGCTTGGGCACTTTAAGCTTGTGGCCAAGGAGCTGCCCCATACGGAAGGAACTGGTGAAGCCGAACAGAAAATCACCTACGCGATAGATTTTCGGGCTGCGCAGAACGGTCAGGTTGTACCCCGCAACGCCCGCGCTATCCGCGGCCATGTAGACCTTACCCTTGTGCTTAAGAGCAGCGATGCAGGTCATGCCGCCTCGCCGAACTGCTCCGCCAGGATGCGGTTTACTTCCTCATCGCTGTACCCGATGGCCTTGAGGCTTTTGCCGAGATCCTGTGGCGCAACGGCAACGGGGTCGGGCTTGTCGTTGATGTGCTCCAGGCTCTTCAAGCTGCCAGATACAAGCAGGCCAGCCGCCGGGCCGCCCACTTCCTCGAATCCCATCTCTGCGCGGGCTTCGTCGGGGCTTATCAGGGTGTCTTTGACCGCCTGCCCCATCCGCTTGAACAAACGCTCTCTGCGGGCCTCCAATGCGGGCACGCTGTCGGAGTTATAGGCCAGCGCCTCCGATGCGGTGCTGCTGGTGCCGTAGAGCGGCATCAGGAAGTTGGTCAGGGATGCAGTGAACATATTGAGCAGCGGCATCACCGTGTCGATCCACAGCCGTTCCTCTGCACTTTCCATGTTGGCGAAGGTGGAGGCTTCCATGGTGACCAGCGGCAGCGGCACGCCAAGGACAAGCGCGGTGTTCTTGGCGCCCTCACCCATGGTCTTCTCGAAATCCATATCCTTGGGATTGTGGGAAAGCGCCGTGAACTTTGCACCGCCAGACAGGATAGGCACATTCCCGGCATTGGTGACGCCCTGCCACGCCTTCTTGAAGAACTCCCGGAGCTGAGACAACACGGCTTCCGTTGGATTGCCTTTATCAAATTCGATGATGCCGGAAGGCCGGGCTCCATTGAGCAGCAGGTTGGAATTCCACTGCGCACCATGGTTGTGCATATCGACCGCACGAGCGGCGGCTTTCAGGGGTGGCAGGCCGCGGAACGGGTCGGATGGGTTAAAGGTCTTCAGGTGGAGGATCTGGCTTTCCCCGGTGACCACATTGACCGGAAAGCGGCGGCGCTTCTCACCGGTCCCGTACAGGTATGCCACCGGCACGGCACTCCCGTTGCTGTTCTTCTCGATATCCATGTCGGAGGGATTGAGCAGGTACAGCTCTGCGGCTGGGCCTTTGTCAGGCAGACGCAGGACGAAGACTTCCCCCGCGATCTTGTACCATGCGACCATCTCCTGAATGAAGTCTGTCCATGACTGCGTGGGGTTCGGCTTGGCAAGCAGATCAAGCACCCGGTGCTTATTCTGGACTTTTCGATTGCCTTCCGCGTCGGTCTTATGGACCTCAAGCTTCACGCTGGAGCAGGCTTCGGCAATCCGGCAGATGCAGGCGTAAACGATGGGGTTCTGCTCGTAACCCTCGCTGGCATATGTCTTGATGGTGCGGGTGACCGAGCTGGAAAGCCCGGTGACAAAGAACGCAGAAGAGCCCGGTGCTGGTAAAGCCTTCTTGCGGAAATTCCAAAGTCTCAACTACAGCAGCATTCCTTGCGGTTGGGCGCCCCGGTGATTCCTCGCATACACCGCCAAGGCAAGGGCCATCACACAGTCGTCGTGCATTCCCTCCGGCGCGGTGTAGCGAACACCAGTGCGGGTGTATTCGTATTCGAAGCTCTCCAGCTCGGAAACGATAACACCGTCAGGATACTGAATCTCATTTTGCTGGATGGCAACTGCTAATCCTTCCATCAGCATCTGCTTGCTTGCCGCGGTGAACTTATAGCCCTGGAAGTTGGAGGTCTCAGCAAAGCCGCCCTGTAGCTGTTCGACGATGGGGTCACCGACGCCAGTGCTATCGAGGTGCGTGGTCGTATAGCCACAGATGAGGCGGATACGATCCATGGTCGCTTTCCATGGCAACTGGAAGCGATGATGCTCCGTTGTGCAGCCGTCTTCATCGAGACCATGCAACACCGTCCAGTCAACGGACTTGGCCAGGTCTCCGCCAAATGCAGCCGTTGGCTTCTTGCTGACCTCTGCAATGTTGGAGCGGATGTATTTGAGGCCGAACGGGTTGCCGCCGTCGTCGGAGGGCTCACACAGGTAAAGCTCCCGATAAACGGCATCAGGCAGAGCCCGGCGGGCATCGTCCAGCTCCTCCTGCGGGAAGACGCCGGCAGCGACCGCATCAAGCGCCGTGATCTTGCGGAATATGTGGCCCGGCTCCCCCGCCTCGGCCTTTCGGCACCCGCGGAAGAACCAATTCTTACGGCCTTTGACGTTTCCGATGATGCGGATCTTGCCGCGGGTCGCCGTCAGCGTCGAACGGACTGCGTGGAAGGCCTCCTCACGCATACGGCTGGCTTCATCCAGCACTGCCGCCCAAACGTCCTCACCGAACAGGCTGTCAGTCTTCTCGCCGGACTTGAACCGGATGACTGCCCCATTGATGAGAGTGATGCACTCCTTGCCTTCCGAGGAGATAATCGAGCGTATGAAGAACGGAGAAATGCCACGCTTAAGCCGCTTAAAAGCGATGGATGCGACCGATGAGACCGGCGCTACCCACCAGAACTCCCGCCCCTCTTTCCCGAGGAAGATCGCCTCCTCGACGATCCAGGCCATGCACGAGACGGTCTTCCCGGACTTGGTGGACCCTTCGATCCACGCATAGCGGAAGTCATTGAAGAATGCTTCCGACTGGAGCTTGTAGAGCTTAGGACGCTGATAAACGTACGAAGCCAATCACGGCGCTAACCGTTGTCGATCTTGAGGGTGAAGACCGGCGGAGCGTCAGGGTCTGCAGAGTGCTGGACGTCCTGCTTATCGCGCCAGAGGTCGGGGCGCCGGTTCTTCAGGAAAAATATGATTGCTGTCGTATCGGGAGGCGCTGCCTTTTTGAGATCGACAACCTCGACGACCTCCTCTTCTACCGTCTCGATCTTCTTACCTTTGTCGTCGAACCGAGTGTTTTTCCGCTTGAGCTTGACCTCTTTCTGCTCAATCCATTCCGAGCCAGACGCCCGTTCGATCAGGCGTTCAGCGATATCCCGATCAACGAGCGCCTTTCCGCTTTTTATGGACTTAAGAAATTCCGGGTGAGCCTTCTTCCAAGCATTGATTGTGACCTCGCTCACCTCAAAGAAGTCAGCGAGATCCGCATCGATGGCGCCAAGGCGGCAAAGCTTCGCGGCCTGGTCTGTATACTCAGGGAGATATTCGGACGGGCGTCCGGCCTTGCGGGCGGGCTTACTGCTCACCCGCTGATTATGCACACAGCTACCCAGGGCTTGGCAATACTGGCGGTGCCTTCGGAAGCTTCTCTGGGTACTTGAGCTTGATCTGCTCTAGCTGGCTGATCATCTTCTGCACCTGTGCA